AAGTTACTACGCCTTCATTTAGTCTCTTAGTTGGAGTGAAGGTTGCGTATTCTATTAGAAGTGTTTTTGACATTTTATCCTACGACTTTTTTAGTAAAGTTTGTTATTCCAGCTGCTTTAAGTTCTTTCTCTGCATTTGCGACATCAACAGTTTTTACATATTTTGGAGATCCACCGGCTGGTTTTATTTCAACTCCAGATTCTTTCTTTAGCTTCAACTTATCCAATACTTTTTTAATTTTCTCCATTAAATTTTTATAGTCTAATGGTTTCTTAAAGTATTCAGGATCTGTAAGCATTCCACCAAAAGGTTTTTCTCCTCTTTTATCCCAATCTTTCCACATTTTATCTCTTTCTTCTTTATCTTTTGCGTCTTGCGCTTTTTTCATGTCTTGCGGAGACATATTTTTTGAATTTATCTTGTCTATAACGTTAAGCGTTTTTGATCCTTCTATTCCGCCTTCTAGCTCATAGTATATCACTGATCCGATAACTTCGGTTACCGTTGCTTCACCTTCTGGGGTTTTGATCCTTGTTCCTTTATTATAGTCGGTACGATGAGTAGGACTTGCTGTGTTTTCTTTTAGTCTATCTTTTTTTTTAAAGAATTCACTCATTTCATTAAGCACTTTCTCTTTGCTTTCTTGCTTCATTATCTCTTTAACTCCAACAGGCTTCTTATTACTGCCTTTCATTTCTTTTACTCCCTTTGGTTTACCTTTCCTATTCTCTGTCTTAGGAGCGGAAGTATTCTTTTTTGCTTCAAAGCCTTTTATCTTTTTCATTTCGTTGTCTTTGTCGACAGTATTATTGTCTTTGACATCGACCATTGCAAGCTTCTTATCTTTTTTCTGAATATCTTTTGTATTAGCTAACTGAGTGTCACGATAAACTTCTGGATTCTTTGCCATCTTTTTAGCAACTTTCTCCCTAGTCTTTTCGTAGATTTCGTCTGTAAGCTTTTCTTTGATCTTAGATAGTTCAAACTCCATGGCGTCTTTAAAAGCGTATGGATTAAGTCTGTCTATGATTTGAGTAGTGGTTAGCTTATAAGCTTCGTTTAGTGTATTCTCATTGTATATAGTATCGTCTAGATCTCTAATAAAAGCAACTACTGCGTGTTCTGGTTTGAACATTCCATAAAGACCGATTATATCGACGTGATCCATAGCTCTAGAAGCCTTTTCGTGTTCTTTGGGAGATAATGACATTTTTGTAAACGATGATGATAGTTCGTCTTCGAACATATTTAACCACGCATCTTTATCTTCTTCTGAACTATTTTTTGTTACTTCATTCTGTAATTCAGCATTACTAGAATACGAATCATATTGAACCCGCTGATTGCTTGATCCAACAGCTCCGACAACGTTTAAGCCTGTTTCGCTAATGACTCCTTTGTTCTTTAGGATCTTAACTGCATCTTCATAAGAAGTCAAGTTAGTTACCCAAGGAAGATTTGCGTCTTTTCTTGCTTCGTTCAAGAAGGATTGTTTTGAAACTTTTCCTTTCTTGTGGTTCTGGTATAGTTTAGCTATGGTCATATTAATAAATATTATGATTTTCCTTGTCCACGATAATTCTTTTCCGATCTATCGTGTTTGTTAAATGATTTTTGCGTTTTACCTTTTTTTCTTTTTCCAAAACTTACTTTACTTGCGTTGCCTGAACCTTTTGCCTTTGCCATGACTAATTAAGTTTTTTATTATTTTATTATTGAGAAGCTAAAACTTTTGCAAATGATTTCGCATCAAATACTGGTTCTCCATATAACTCTACAGTTTCTTCTGGAATATTAATATATATAGCGCTATCTTGATGGCTTAGATCAAGTATTAGAGTATCGTAGTTTTTTCCAATTGCAGTGCCGCCTCTTATTTTTTTACCTGATTTTTCTGCCCAATTGGCCACTTTATTTACTAATGAAGTAATACCTTTACGTTTTGCAAACTTAGCCACATTTTCTGGTACATAAGCTGCTTCGTTAATTTCTCCCTCTTCCATTTCATCATAGAAATCATCTTCATTTTCCTCGTCTTCTGTCTTTTCTACATCAGACATATGCATGCTATACTCTCCGTCTTTTCCATCTATAATAACGACAATAAATCCGCCTCTAACTTCTTTAACAGTTCCAGTTTCTCCATAGAATTCATTACCGTATACCACTTTAATACGATCGCCTTCTTCTACTGATTCTTTTAGTATTCCAGCTATTTTTTGAAGTTGTTTTATTTCGGTATTCATCTTACAGATTTTTCATTTTCTTGTATGCTTCAGCTATATTTCGCTTTATACTCTCCATCATTCTTGAACAAGACTCACAGTCTACTTCGTGTAGTTCTGTCTTTAATCCTTGAGCAAATTCAAGTATACTATTTATTTCTTTTAGTTTCTTATTAGCCATCTTTGTAGCCTCTTGAAACTGTTGTTTTTTACTTCTGACTTTGATTTCGGTCTTAAGTCCTTCTTTTAAAGTTTCCATGTCTTCTTTATCATCTGATTTTTGATGCTCTAGTTTACTTGGATGAAATACCATGTTTCTAGAAAAAGTTGATCCTCCACCTTTTCGAACTATTACTTTAATTTTATCATCTTTAAATCCTACAATATCTCCATATCCTGTATCAGGCCACTCATCTACGATGTTGACCTTATCTCCTATTTTGAATCCAAACTTTTCTGTCTCTTCTCTTTCGCTAATACCTTGAGCAGCCATCTCAAATTCATCATAGGAATGTGGATAAGGTTCACTCATCCATCCTAGAAATTTTAAGTATAACTTTTCGTTTTTATTTTTTACTAAATCTAAAAGCTTTTGAATTTTACTTTCTTCTGAACGAGCTATAATCTCCTTGAATTGCTCTTCATTAAGATTCCAAAGATCTTTATATTGAAATCCGCCTTTATCTTTTGTATGTCCAGCTCTAAATCCTTTTACTTCTTTATATCCAGAATTAATATCTTCTTTGAATTCAGGACCTTTGTATTTTTTTGGACTAGCATGTAAACTAGGATTATATGCACCTGCTGCAGATGAAGTAGACATTTCATCCATATTAACTTCTCGCCAATCTTCACCTTCGTAGAAATCGCTCGCTAAAATTTGAAATTGTTGATATTCGTTAGGTTCGAATCTATAATTGCCCTCTTCGTCTTGATCAGGCATTATTTTTGTAGCTACTATGTTCTCTAATTTTGGATTATTCACAGAAACAGCGATAGTATTTTCGTACAAAGTAGACATCAATCTTCTGTTATCTGAATGAATGCTCATATTAGTCTACGCTTTTTATTTCGTTAATTAGATCATAGTATTGAAGTAGCGTTGAAACGGTTTCGTCTTTGATAGCCTCGTTTTCGTGAATAGGCTTAATGAATTTTACTACTTCTTTTAGTTTTATAGCAGTAACTTGATCTTTTACAGTAGTAGACATCTCAAGAAGCTGTTTCTTTATCTCTGTTAATCTTTTGTTTAAGTAGATTTTTAGATTCTTTGTGTCAGATATGTTGTTGATGTACTCTTTTAATACATCTTTTTGATCTTTAGAAAGACCAACGTATTTCTTATTGAACTTTTCTACTAATATCTTATAAGCAAGAAGCCTAATCTCTTTGTCTTCGTTCATGAATTCTTCCATGATTGTAGTAGAGGTTGACTTTTCCTTTACATTAGTTTTAGAAATATGCTCTAGCATATTTACCTTGCTAGTTACGACTTGGTTTAAGTTTCCTTTAATATTTTGAGACTCTAATACTATGTATATAGAAGCATAAGGCTTATAGTTATCGATCTTAGCCTTAAAAAAATTATCTAAGTCGTAGCTATTTTTGATTTCTCTAATTAGATTATACTTCTCTTTTTTTAGTTTCTCATAGTCTAGCTTTTTATACTCTTCTACTAAAGTCTGAATAAACATCTCTGCTTTAGACGTAGATAGCATAGGACTATTAATAAAGGAATTGTACAATGAGTACTCCTTTGCTAATTCTGTATTGGTAAAATATTTTTTTAATATCTTTACAGACTTGGAATCTTTGTTCTCTAATAGGTCCGCTGTAGTTTGCCTAACGAGAAGCTCGAATAGTATTCCTGAATTTCTGAACTTTGAATGTTTCAATGCCATAAGAATTTACAAATCTCTGGTTATAAATATGTATAGAACTAATCTAAGTCGTCTACGATATTATTTTCATTTAAAACCTCAGGTTGTTCAAATAATTTAGTCTTTCTTGATGGAAAAGCTTTCTGTAAAGACTTAATTGTCTGTAAGTAAACTCCCATTGTATTCTCTAAAGTTAGTCTTCCGTCTTCGCCTTTTTCTTCTTTTGACTTCATTCCTTTTCTACCAAGTCTGTCTCTTCCAAAGGCATCTTCATCAGTTCCAATTATCGATTTATACTTCTGTGGTCTTCCAGGTATTTTTGTAGGTTCGTTAGGATTCTTTTCATTATATCCAGTTGGAAGCTCCATATTCATATCGCCTTTTCCTCCGTATAAACTTGCCAATTGATGAGGAGTTCCAAATGCTTGTCCGCTTTCTGCTGGATCGTTTCCTTCTTCTTCTATCTGTTTATATCTAAAGACTCTTTTCTTGTCTTCTACAATTTGATCTTGAAGCTCTGCGTATTGATCTTCAGAGAAATGGAAGATTTTATCATAGATAAAGTCTCTAGGAAGTAGCGAGCTTTCCATTGCTTGGTTAGCTAGATCTACTTTCTCTTTAAATAGGGCTATCCTTTCTTGATCATAGATAATTGAAGGATTAGTAAGAGATATTGTAAAGTTAGCAGCTGACGCGTCTGTATATCCATGAGCATATAAATGTACTAGTCCAATTTTTGTAAGTTCAGATACTATAATCTTTTGAATTCTTTCTACTGTTCTTGCGAATCTAATATCCTCAGCTGCTAGAGTAGCTTTACCGCTAAGATCTTTTTCATATCCCATGAAAGCCTTAGGAATCTTTAGAGCAGCAAACAACTTTTCTTTAAAGTAGTTTACGTCCTCGATTCCATTATATTCTAATCCTTTAGCAGTATCTATCCTTGTAGTGGTATCGTTTCCACGCATAGGGATAAAGTAATCTTCTAATAGATTTTGCTGATTATACTTAAGGTTATATTGTCCTGTGTTTGGATCTACAAGAGGAGTTTTCTTCATCTTATTGATCATTCTTTGCATGTAGTTTTCTACTTCTGTTGGAGGTATTGCTCCTACGTTTACATAGAATATTCTACGCTCTGGAGCTCTTACGATTCTATGAATCAACATAGCGTCTTCTATAAGCACATACTGCTTAAATAGCTTACGCGCTGGTTCTAGATAAGATCTTCCATAAGGTAGATAGTTAACGTCGCCAGTGAGTCTAAAATGTGCCATCTCATAATTATCGAAATACATTCCTGGATCTCTTTCTGATGAAGAGTTCATATATCCAGCGGTATTTGTTAAAGCTGCGTTTGGATCATATTTAAATCTTACTTCACTTGGATTACTTGGATTGTATCCTTCTTCTCTAACGATATTGTAAGCAGAAAATGGAATTACGTTATATACTCCATAGTTTTCGGCTATTTCTAGCTTTAAAAAGAAGTCACCGTACTTACACATGTTACGAATCCAAGACCAAAGGTTGAATTCTATATTTAGTACTGAGTAGTAAAGATTGTATAGTAGCTTTTGAATGTTTTCGTCAGCTGATCTGATTTGCAATACTTCGCTTTGCTCATTTTTAAGAGTAGCTTCGTCAGATATGATA